GACCAATGTCATCGTAAATCTTTTGGACGATGGTCGTCAAAGCCCGCGCGAAACGAGCTTCGAGCGCGGCGACGGCGTGCGTCTGCTGCGTCTTAACCGCCTGCGCGATGTCGGGCCACTCCTTCTCGAACGCGACCAAAGCCTTCGTCTGGTCTTCGGTCAGAACCGGGTCCTTGATCTCGGCCGCTTCCGCCGCTTTGCGGTCGGCTTCAGCTTTCTCGGCTGTAGCCTTGTCGGCGGCGGCCTTTGCCGTAGTCTCGTCAGCGAGTTTGCGCGCGGCATCCTCGGCGAGTTTGCGCGCGGTATTCTCAGCGGTGGCCTTGTCCGAGGCCACCTTGTCGGCTGCGATTTGTTCCGGCGTTTTTCCGGCATTCGCAGCCGCGAGGTCCGCAGCAATCTTTGCATCGGCCGCGATCTTGTCCGCAGCCGCCTTGTCCGCGACAGCCGCATCGGCGGCGATCTTGTCCGCAGCCACCTTGTCCGCAGCAGCCGCATCGGCCGCGATCTTGTCCGCAGCCGCCTTGTCCGCGACAGCTTTCTCGTCGGCATCCACAGCGGCATCGGTTGCCGCGGAAACGGTAGCTGCCGCAGCCGCCGCAGCATCCTTAGCGGCAGGTTTCCCGCTGACCGGTTCGCCGGAACCAACGGAAGCCACAGCCTCCGCGAATGCGGCGTCAAAGTCGTCTGCTTCCACTGCTGCGGCTCCCGCCGCTGGTTTCTCTGTAGTCATGGTCCCCTCCCCTAGTTAATCAAGCCCCCGGTTTTTGGAATTCCCGAGGTGCTTTCGTGATGATGTCGATCACGTCCTGCACGGTGTTGTATTCCGACTGGAATTTTACCAGATCGGGCCCTTGCGCGCGAGTCCAGTTTTGCAGTGCTCGATCCCGGCGAATCATCGCCAGCTTTAGCAAGGCTCGAAGGCCCGGCTCAGCTTGCGCCGCTTGATGCACCAGCCTTCGAAGCTCCTGCTCCTCCCCCTTTAGCGTCTCCATTGGCGATTCCCTCCACGATGGCGTTGAATGTGTCCACGTTGGCTCCGGTCTGCGCCTTGATAGCGAGCGCGAAGTCTTTGAACGCGTTGGCGATGTTCTTGCGAATCTCCGACTGAATCATCTGCCCTTGTTGTGAGGCGGCAGCGGCAGCCGCATCGGCTTGCTCTTTCAGTTTCTGAGCGACGACCTCCTCGTCCTCCAGCAATTCCTCCGGCAAGTCGCGGGCCTTCATGCGCTCCAACAGCAGCTTCTTGGTGCTGATGTACATGCGCTCCTCGGGCGTCAGAGTTGTCGCGAATTGGTCAAGGTGAACCGAACGGACTTCCTTGGCAATCAGCGAGGTCGAACCGCGAGCGATGACCGCAAAGTCACCCTTGATGCTCTCGTCGTCGTTGAACTCCATATTCCAGTAGTACAACGACGAGATGAAGCTCGTAGTGAAGCGGTCGAAATTGCGAACCGTGTCGCGGATCGGCAGCGCAGCCGCACCCATCAGCATCGATAGGTTGCCCTGCGTGCGAAGCGCCTCCGAACCGCCCTTGGTCACATCGCCCAATGCCGAAGGTGGCAGCGCCGTCTCGGTATCGGCGAATTGCATGAATAGCTCGATGATCGAACGAAGCTCGGCAATATGTCCTTCGATGACGACGTTCTGCACCGCCCGTTGACCCGCATCCTGTCCTTGTCCCTCCCGCAGCCAAACCTTGAACGCGTGGATGTCGAGCGATTGCCCGGCCACCAACAGGTCTTGGTTCAGTTCGAGCATCGGGCCGCATACCACGCTCGCGTTGTCGAGCATCATACGGGTTGCTTCGCCGATGGCGAGCGCGCTATCGCGCATCACCTGCGGTACGCCGATACCCAGCAGGTTGATGTCGTCCTCCTCGTATACGAAAACGTGATGCGGACGAATCTTGGCATCGTAGGGATTCAGCTTCGCCTTGATAAGGACGTTGCCGATACCCCACACGCTTGCTTCGAGTTCTTGGCTGAGTTCTTCATCGGGAATAGCCACTCCGCAGGCGCGCAGATCATGGCCTGAAATGAAGCCCCACCACTCCCACAGTTCGTACTTGCGGCCGGAGAGATCGGTCAGGTTCTTGCGGTCGCCCTTTGTGCGAAGCTCCTGTTCCCAGTCAAGCTCCTTGTAGTTGCCCGCGGTGTTGTTGCGCAGCCACGTCTTGATCGTGTCCACCATGAAGTCGGGGCGTTTGCCGAGTTCCGAAAATTGGTTGCGCGACATGACGTGACGGAAGAACGAGCCATCCATCTGCTCGAACGCCTTCGCGCTAAGGTCGGGATACCAGTCCCATACCGGCACGAACTCGTAGAACGGTGCATACTTGCTGACCACGGTCGCAATGAGTTTGCCCATCGCGTCTCTTGTCCATTTGCGCGACTTCTTGTTCTTGACCATCGGACCCTTGAGCACGCCGGCAGAGTACAACACGGCACTGAAGATCACGCGACGGGCGAGAGTGATGTACTCGATCTCGTCGAGTTGGTCTTGCATCTCGATGCCCATGCGTTTCGCCTTCTCCTTGGCGAAACTCTTGATGGCTTTCTCGATGTCCTCGTCGGAGATGGCGGTTGCATCCTTCCCAGCCGCCTGCGTCTCGGCGGTCAACTGGTCGAGTACGAGTTGTAGATCATCCTTCGAGAGGTCAGGCAGAGGACTCTCCTCGATGCCCCAGTTCTTCTCGGTCTGCGGAAACAACATCTCCATCAGGCGCGAGACAGTGCCGACTACCTTGGTACGGGTGATCTTCGGGTACGCCTTCGACTGATCAGGAGAGATGCGTCTCTCGATCTCGGGATCGTAAACCCCGCGGAACTGGCGCAGGTTGCGAAGCCATTGCTGCTCCGTCTCGCGACGATCCTTCTTGTACTGCTCGAAGCGGCTGGAGAGCGTCACGCCAAGGGCGTTCATCTTCTCCAGATTGACCACCGGCACTGCTGGTTCGTCAGCCATCACGACCTCCTCGTATAGGTACCTGCACGGCTGTTAAGTTGTCGCAGCCACGCCTTGCGTTCGGATTCCATCTCGGGTTCGGCACTGCCCTTGAAGTAGTACATATCCCCGTACTGCCCAGCCTCGCAGATGTGCGAGAAGATGTTCTTGTCTACCTCCTCACTGATGATTCCGGACTTGGTGATCTTATAATGGTACCCGCCCTTCATGCCCCGGATCAAGTAAGCGCACTGGGGACTGATCAGGTAGCCGGCTCCCATCTCTGTGCGGCGCTGGAGGAAATGGTCGGTGGCGTTCGTACGGTGGATCGGGTTGTTCGAATAGGCGAACTTCACGCGCTTGAACTTGTTGTTCTTGAAAATGTCCACGCACGATCTCTCGTCATTCTGCGATCCTTGGTTGCCAGCCGGGTCCCCTGTGATACGGATATTGAAGTCCGCATACTTGTTGTTCAGAAGGGGCTTCAGCCTCGTCTTGATGGCTCGGTCGAGTCCCATCCCCTCGCACACGATTTCATCAAGCGTGAGGACTCGCCCATGCGAATCTTGCTGCTTCAAGGTGAACGCGGGCGTGAGACCGAAGTCCGCGGCGACGGTAAGCAACAAGTGCCGATTCGGGATCAGAATCTCCTTGGATACGTGGAAGTCCGGATCGAATAGCGGGTGCACAGGCTTACCGGCCTTGCTCTGGCCGTAGAGTCCCATGATATACACCTTAACGTACTCGTCATTCTTGTCGCGGGCAAGGTTCGAGTAATAATTGGGAATCAGGTTCTTGATGTTGTCCGCGCTCGGATTGGTGCGCAACTTCCAACCGTTACGCAGCATGGTCTCGAACGGCTCGCCGTCCATGACACGGATCAAACCGCCGGGTTGTTTAAATACTTTCCAGTCATTCGGGCGGGGAGCACCGCTCGCAGGATCGAGACCCTCGATCATTGCCCACCAATAGCTGCCCTCCTCGGGTGGGTTCGTGTCGGCCCAAATACCGAACCACGAGCAGCCGCCATCGGCCAGTTTTGGATATTGGCCGATACGACCATCGAGACCCTCAACGATCTCCCGAGGAATCTCGCGAGACTCATTAATGTAGGCCCCCGTCAATTCCAGCGAGAGCAAGTTCTTCACGTCGGCCGCGTCATCCAACGCACGGAACATCACTTCAGCCTTAACATCGCCGAACTCCAGATAAAACGTCTTGCCAGTCTCTTTCCACCAGCCGCACGATCCGTCGGGGAACCAGTCGAACCACGTCTTCATGGTCGTGTCACGCAACTGAGGCATGGTGTTACGCACGACGGCCCAACGTGAACGCCGGATGCCGTTCCTGTCGGGCTTCTGTTCTTTCGCACGGCGCACGATCTCGACCATCGAGGTGACCGATTTGCCTGAACGGAACGGGCCATGCAGCACACGCATGCGAGCATTGCTCTGCATGAACGCCGAAGCGATTGGGGAACCAGAGAGGTTAAGGCCGACGGTGGTCATGGTCTGATGTCCGGTTGTGTAAGTATCGGAGTAAGCGAAATTGGATCACCAAAATCGGTCACAACGCCGTTGATCTGTGATGGCACATAGTCCCCTAATGCGACCTCCCAAAGTCCGCTGATAGGGCTGATCTGAAGTTTCGCAACACGCATACCAGTGGTGGCGGTATTAACGACAAACTCCTCATTCTTATCGAACGATACTAGAAGAATCGCGTAAGTATTCCCCGGAACTGTCAATTTATTAATCCCGTCCACCCAAAACGAATGGGGGTCTGCGAAATCGCGCTTCTCGATAGCCCGATTCGCCTCAAGAGAGACCTTGGAAAAATTACCCAAGGTAATGAAACTCCCGTCAGGTTGAAGCCATTTATATGCCCCGCCGAGGACCGCCGTAAAAAGTGCACGGCGGCTAAAACCTAGATGGATCAGATTCGCCACACGTTCCCCTACTCCCTCAGCCACTCCAATACCAGTGACGAACTCCGTCCCCGATAGTAGAATACGTTGAGTGGCTAACGCCGGGTATGTTGTCGCTCCATATCGGATGATCTCTATTAACGGAGAATCCTCCAATGTATATGGATTCGTGTTGGTCTGCGAGGGAACACCGAATGTTTCATGGAGGGCCACCTCGGCTGTACCGCTCACACGAAACCACGGTTCCGTCAGGTCAATTATGGGTGTGACGCTGGTAGTAAAGCAAGTTAGCACCCCATCGACCGTCGCAGTGCTGCCTACATCCGATTCACCCTCCCCCCCGCTAACCCAAGATCGATCAATGATGGTCCGGGTTCTATCCGAAAGTACCTGACTGTCGATGATCTCCCAAGTTCCGACTTGATACAGGCCGCCCGCATCCGTGGTTAGTCGGTAGCGGTAAATGATCCGTTTCGCGCGCATTACCAACTCCCATGCACGAGAATTTGTCCCGTTATGCTCGGCAACAGAGACATACATCAAGGCAGTAGCAGCGACATATATCTCTGTTGCATCGTACGGATTCGCGTAGACGCTAAGAGCCACTTGTCTAGTGCGAAGACGAAGCGAACCAGCGTGCTTGAGCGAAGTAACGCCGATGTAAAACACCCCACGATCCCCGTCATAGGTAGAAATTGTGCCAAGCGCCATATCGCTGATCGGGGGCATTCCGGGGTCGATCTCCAAATAGGAATGTGGCGTAATTTCGATCCCGCCGACTACAACCGCAGGACGATACACTGCAAACTTAGCGAGACTATAACCACCGGGAGACCCAGTAGACACGTCCGGAATCACCCGATCAGATACCACAACAACAGCACCGGAATCCGAAATCTGCCCCTCGCTACGCGGAAATGTAGAGGTAAAATAATCCGGCATGGAAAAGACCGACACCGACTGCGCGCGGGGTAATGTCAGCATTAACTCCCCCTCACGATATAGTTCTTGTTCAGAGGGCGAAGCCCGATTGAGTCCAACACGACCGTCCTTTGACCATACCCGAATCTGCGTTGGCTCCAATCGTACCAGTGTTGCGGGAACGTCTTTGCCGGAATACAAGGCAACGATCCCTGCGGCTGTATCTGGATGAACGCCAAAGGCGAGCTTAGTACCGGCTGCGATGATGCGAATCTTATCACGCATCAGGCCCCACCAGATCGTCACCTCCTCACCAGCCGGGAACTTCCACTGGCGCTTGCCCTCCTTGAACAGCTTCTTGAAGCGCGCGAGTTGGCGGTTGGCCCACGGGATCAGCCATGCTGCGTCCTTGCCGTCGATGTCGATCTTCGGGCGTCTCACTGCTTGGTCCCCGTGCTCGGCGCGTTCGCGAGCTTGTCCATGTCAGCCGCCTGCTTGGCGATGTCCGCAGCGACCGCCTGTTCAGCTTCGGTCGTCTGTTCACGTTCCGTGGACACGGGTTTTTCCTGAACAGCGGCAGCGCCCTGCTCCTTCACCGCCGCGGCGATGGCCTCCTGCTGGGCAATGATCTCGTCGAGCACCCCTTGCGGGTTCACGAACACGCGCCCGTTGGTCACCTCGGCCTCGATCCACGCGCAGTACCGTAGATGGTTGAGAATGGCCGAGACGGCGCTGCCGGCCCGTGCGACGATCTGCGCACGGTGTTCGGACGACTCGCAGTTCACCAGATGCTTATGGCACGCGATAACGATCTGCGTCATGCGGCTGATCTCCCCGGCCAGCAGTTTGCTAAGCCCTGCGAGCGCGACCAGTTCCTCGGCGGTGTAGTTGGCTTTCATTAGTGGAACCCGTGCTCCACCGCGCGCCACACATTGACGACCCCATCGGAGTTGGGAACGGGAATCCTGTTCAGTGCCTCGGCTAGGGCCTCAGCCACGTCGCGCATCGCGAGCGGAATCCGGCGAGCCTTGTGAGGATCGTAGGTCGCCTCGATGCCGCGGGGACCAGCCTCGATACGGTTCGAGCGCCCGGCCCAGTACAGTCGGTGGCTGTGTCCCCCGTCCCCAGCGAACAATTCAAGCAGCAAGCAGAACTCCGGCGCGGGATGCGGATCGAATATCTCCAGCCCACCCTCGCCGTCCGGTCGTAGGGCTGTATGCCCCTCACGTCTCTCCGGCCAGTCTGGTCCACGCGCGGCGCTATTCTCCCGATGCGGGCCGAACGTGATCCGTCCAACTGTTGCGTCGGTGCTCATGCGTTGTCCTCCACTCGTTTGAACTCCCCCTCGACCGTGTGCCCACCTACCAGCGTCGGGGTCGGAGCCCCACCTGCAAACGTGATGTACAGGTTGAACCCCGACCCAGCGCCGCCCCCTCCCCCCTTCTCCCTGTCGCTCGGCTCCAGCCCGGCCATCTTCGCCGTCCACTTGATCAGGTCCGCGCGCACTGCCGGCGGGACCTCGGGATCGGTCGCGAGCACGTAGCTGTGCGTTAGCAGGTCCTCGGCCTGAATCTTGGCCTTCAGCCTGAACGTCACCCCCTTTTCGAGCAACTCCTCCTTGTACCGCTTGACCGTGGCGATGAAGTGCGGCGTCGCGATCAGTCGCTTCGCGTTTTCGAGCGAGACCCCGTACTTCTCGAACACCTTGGATGGCGTCGAGACCCCGAGCGCGAGCGCGTAGGCGATGCGTGGATCGAACGTGAGTTCCGCGGCGCTCTCGGGCTCGTAGCCTTCCGGCATCAGGGCCCTTAACCGACGTGCCTCGCGCTCGGCAACGGTCTCCTTGCCTACTTCCGTAGGTGTTAAGGGGGCAGCAAGCTGCTCGTAGAAGCTGTCTCCCGGCGGCACCGGCTGGGCGCGCACCTGCGGCAGGCCCGGAACCGGCGCGTCTCCCCCCTGTGCGCCCTGTGTCATTCTCGCAATATACCTGTCAATTTGTGGGCTGTCAAGGGTTAGATGGGTCAATTTTCTGACTTATACGCGATTTCGGGGGCCCTAGTATAAGGTGGCGGGG